CTTGCAATACCTAAAAATCTGCTGATACATTCGGCAGTGCTGCAATTCTCAACCGAAAACAAATGGCAGTCTGAAATCAGGGAAACCATTGCAGAACTTAAAAAAATACGAATTGAACCATCATCAAAACTGGTCACATCAAAGGATAACAGGCAGATTACTCTGTCCGCTGTCCTTTTTTTCGACCTCAGAAACAGCAGACCTTTAAATGTTTCATTTGAACATGGTCAGAAAATTCTTTTTAATGGCAATACATACACCATTGAAACAATTGAGGAGCTTTTTGATAACAGAAAGCTCCATCATTATGAACTGGGGCTGATTTTATGAAAGTAACATTCAATATGACTGCGGCAAAGGAAAAAATTGAAAATGCAAGTCAGAAAGCAGTTTTTATAGTTACGCAACAGGCTCTCAAGGACTGCAACTACTACTGCAAACAGGATACAAGCGAACTCATAAACAGCAGCATACTTCATTCTGATTTTGAAAACGGCATACTTGTGTGGCAGACCCCTTACGCAAGACATCAGTATTATCTTGACAATACAAGAAAGGACAAAAATCCGAATGCCTGCAAAATGTGGGCTCATGCTGCTCATGCAAAACATAAAAAAGAATGGTTTGACATGATGGAAAAGGCTTTCAGGGAATTTGCAAAGGAATAAACATATGCTTTCGGAAATGCTTGAAAAAATAATTGAAATTGCTGACATTGACAGTATAGGTCTGCTTCCTGCAAACGGCGGAACATCTGCTGAAATCGCTCCGTCATCATCGCTTTCACGATATCTTGACGGTTCGTCATCTGATATAATGTCAGTTCTGATACTCTCAAAGCATAAGAATCAGAAAACTGCTCTTGACAGGCTGTGCAGTATCTGCAATACCCTGACAAGGCAGAAAACCATATCCGCCGGCAGACTCACCGCATACGGAATTACTGTTGCAACTCAGCCGAATTATGTGGCAAAGGAAAATGATATGTGGATTTATTCATGTATCATAAATCTTAATATATACAACAAGGAGGAATTTTAATGCCTGATATTTCACTGAATTATGATTATGCGTTTAAAATCAACACTACTCCGAACGGCGAATCGGAAACAATGGCTGAAATCAAAAAAGGATTTGACAATGTTTCTGAATCACTTAATGAAGTACTCTATCAGGGTTCATTTCTGGGCGACAGCGGCTACGGCTCATCGTTCGTCACAGGCGGTCAGCTCATAGTTACGCTTACAGGAGTCAGAATGACAGGTGATGCGGCTCAGGATTATATTTTCAGCGATGCAGTTTACTACAACTGGGGAAAGGCTCGTGAAACAAATGTTGAGATGACCTGCCCGGACGGAACTGTAATCATCTGTCCCGTTACTCTTGCCAAAATTTCAAGAAGCGGCGGTGCTGCCAATTCTGCAACCGCTGTATCTGTTGAAATTCATTTCAACGGCAAGCCGACCATTTCAGAAACCACTGATTCAGAAACTACAGAAACTGACAAAGCAAACGAACAGGGAGGATAAAACATGGCTTATCAGATAAAAAAATCAGACAGAATTACAGAAAATCTGGAGCTGCTTGATGGCAATAACAATGTCACTCTGACAATTCATATCGATATCGAAATTGGCAGGATTGCAAAAGAATACAGACAGCTTCAGATTGAACTTGCAGAAGCTCAGAATATGACATCACAGGGCAGTGAAACTGCATTTGAAGTATTCGGAAATGCAGTCATAAAGCTTTTCAGATGCATTTTCGGTGATGAAAATACTCAGAAAATCCTTGAATATTTTGAAAATGACTATATGGAAATGGCTGTCCAGTGTATGCCGTTCATTTCTGATGTAGTCCAGCCTGCAATCGAAAAATACAGCCGCTCAAAGCGTGAAATCATGGCGAATAACTATAATCTTTCACGTCAGCAGAAAAGAAAACTCGGCATAAAATAATGTTTGATATCAGAAAACCTCTGCCCTGTTCGTTTGAATATGAAAATCATATATACAGACTCAATCTTTCATTCAACAATATCCTTGATATATTTGATATGTTCAGGGATAAAATTCTTACCGACTATGAAAAGTACGAATTTGCAGCCGTTATGCTTACAGATGACAGCAGAAAAATGCCTGTTGCGGCTCTGAATACGATTTTTGAGGAATACATTTCAATCGGCAGAAACTCCGAAAACAGAACAGGGCTTAAAACATTCGACTTTGAACAGGACAGCATATATATCTACTCATCATTTATGGCGGATTACGGAATTGACCTTTTTGAACAGCAGAATAAAATGCACTGGTGGAAATTCATTTCGCTGTTTCAGGGACTTTCAGACAGGACAAAAATGCATGAAGTTTTAAGCATAAGACAGCGTGAAATCCCTGAACCAAACAAGTACAATTCACAGGAAATCCGCAGATTGCAGGAATTAAAAGCATATTATGCACTCGATATTTCACAGGAAGAACGTGAGCAGAATTTCAGAAACGGAATTAAAAATCTTGCAGATATCTTAAAAGCAAGAGCAAAAGGCAGGTGATTAAATGGCAGACGGCGTTGTTGAATATGACATAAGGGCAAATACTGAATATCTTGAACAGGATTTGAATGAGGCACAAAGCGTTGCTGAAACCGGTGGAAACAGTCTTGCTGAGATTGCAGGAAAAGCTGCAAAGGCAATCGGTGCGGCATTTGCCACTGCCAAAATTGCAGATGGTGTAAAGCAGATTACAGGTCTTGCAACTGATTTGGAAAAATCAATGAATAAATTTTCAGCAAGTACAGGAATTGCAATTGAAAATACTGAAAATTATGAACAGGTGATGAAAAGTATATATGCCAATAATTATGGTGAGGATTTTCAGGATATTGCAGATTCAATTGCACTTGTAAACAGAAATCTCGGAGAAATGTCTGATGAAGAACTTCAAAGCATTACTGAATCAGCATTTGCCCTGCGTGATACTTTTGAATATGATGTTGCTGAAAGCACACGTGCCGCAAAGGCTATGATGGAGAACTTCGGAATTTCCGGAGATGATGCAATGTCAATGATTGCGGCAGGTGCTCAGAACGGTCTTGACTACTCAGGAGAACTCATTGACAGTATAAATGAATATTCAGTGCAGTTTGCAAAAATGGGTCTTTCCGCTGATGATATGTTCAGTATTTTTCAGGCTGGTGCTGAAAACGGTGCATGGAATCTTGACAAAATAGGCGATGCAGTCAAGGAAATGTCTATCAGGGTAATTGACGGTTCAACCACAACAGCGGAAGGATTTGCCGCAATAGGCTTGAACGCTGAGGATATGGCATATAAATTCACAGCCGGTGGCGACAGTGCAAGACAGGCATTTCAGGAAACGCTGAATGCACTCTCATCAATGGAAGACCCTGTAGCTCAGGACGCTGCCGGAGTGGCTCTCCTCGGAACTATGTGGGAAGACCTCGGCAAAGATACCGTTGCTTCTCTTGCCGGAATCACAGGTCAGGCATATGACACTGAAAACGCTATGGAGGGCATAAAATCAGTACAGTTCAAAGACCTTGACAGTATGCTTGAGGGACTGAAAAGAAATCTTGAACTTGTTGCATTGCCTATCGGCGAAGTGCTGATACCTCAGTCAAAAAAGATGATTGAAACGCTTGTACCGCTGATACAGACATATGCTCCAAAAATCGTTGATGTAATCACCAGAATAATTAAATATGGTCAGGAACTGAAAAGTGCTGTGATTGACAAGCTGATAGCTGTATTCAATGAACTGAAAGAGCCTGTAACACAGTTTATCAGCGACCTGATTCCGAAACTTGCAGACCTTTTCAAGGAAATCGGAACTAAAATTACCGAAACAGCCGCAGATTTTCTGCCTCTGCTTATAAAAACATTCAAAACGTTAAGCTCTGAGATTTCCGGAGCAGTAAAGAATGTGCTTCCGAAACTTATGAATGTATGGAATAAAATCGGACAGGTATTTTCTGATTTTATCAACGATATACTTCCCGACCTTATCAGTTCATTTACCAGCCTTATACATCCGGTTATGCAGCTTGCCTCGGAGATACTTCCTGTACTTGCTGACATAGGAATCAGGCTTTATGATGTATTCTATGAGGTTGCAGAAACAGTTCTGAAAGCTCTTGCTGACTCATTTCTGACCATTGCACAGGCTGTTCTGCCTCTTATAACTGAAATAATACCGCAGCTTCTCGGGCTTGCAGTCAGCCTTATTGAACCTCTTTTGTCGCTTATCGAGGCAGTTCTTCCAGCACTTGCCGAGTGGTTCAGTGCAGTTGCAGAAGTTGTATCGGGAATAATTGAAGCAGTTCTGCCGATACTGATTGACCTTTTCAACACTCTTATTCCTGTAATAATGGATATCGTGAACACAGTCCTGCCGGCAATTACCAATGCATTCAATGTACTTAAAGAGCCGATAAGTGACCTTATAAAGTCAATTCTGCCGCTTTTGCAGGAAATACTAAAAAATGTTGTAAAGCCTGCAATTGATGATATGATACCGGTTATAAAGCTGCTTGCAAAAATGTTTTCAGAGGTGCTCGCAAATGCGATAGATAATGTTGCACCGATAATCAAGGGAATTGTTGATATACTTAAAGATGTCATTGACTTTATAGTAAATGTATTCAAAGGCGACTGGGAAGGTGCATGGGACAGCATAAAAAATGCTGTTCTTGATGCATTCAATATGATAATCACAGGTATTGAAAACGGCATAAATGGTGCAGTATGGCTTATAAATGAACTCATAAACGGAATAAACGGCATTACAACAGATATCGGAATAGATGCAATACCGAATATTCCGGAAGTTTCGCTGCCAAGATTTCATACAGGCGGAATTATCGATTTCAAAGGAAAATATGAAGCTCCGATACTTGCAAAGGACGGCGAAATGGTACTCACTCAGGAACAGCAGAAACGTCTTTTTGACATTGCAAATAATGTGGCTGATACAGCTTCATATATTCCTGAAAGAAACATAACAAACAATATCAGCAACAATGATAACCAGACCTACATAACAAACAACATTACAGCAAATGTCCGCAGCGACAGCGATATCGACAGGCTTGCACAGCAGCTTTCAGTAAATGAACGCAAAAACAAAATGGCGAAAGGAAAATAATATGTCATATTTCATATACAATGATGTTTCATCGGAAAGCATGGGACTTCTGATTACATCAATGACTCCTCCGCAGAAGGCAGAACAGAGAAATGAAACAATATCTGTTCCCGGACGTTCAGAGCCGATGTTCAGGACGTATGATGAATACAGCTCATACAGCATTGATATATCATGCATAATTACCGACAGTTCACAGCAGAGAAAAATATTCTCATGGCTTTCAGGCGGCGGAAAATTTATCAGGAGCGATGAACCAGACAAATATTATACTGCAAAATCATGCAGCCTTATAAGCAGCACAAGAATATCAGATGAAATAAGAGAATTTTCAATATCATTTGAATGTATGCCATTTGCCTATGCTCTTGACAATGCACCGATAACTGTCACAAATCCGGGAACAGTTGAAAATAACGGAGGTATGCCGTCAGAACCGGTTATAATGATTGAAGGCAGCGGAAATATTGAACTCGCTGTCAACGGCGAGGTATGGAAGCTTGCTGATGTTGATGGCAGCATAACGATTGATACACAGAGAAATCTTGCTTATAAGGATAATCATGTTCTTCTGAATAAAATAAGCAGATACGATACCAATGTATACCTGCCCATGCTTAATACCGGAAAAAACAGCATATCAGCTTCCGGAACAGTTACAAAAATCATGATTATAAAGAATGAGAGGTGGCTCTGATGACAGGAACAGGCACTGAAAATGACCCGTATATTGTTGATAATATTGCAGATTTCAGAACAGCCTGCAATAAATCCGGAGTATATGTGGAGCTAAGCAGCGACATTGACTGCATGGATGATGAAACAATATCTGACGGTTGGACAACTTTAAGAATCAACTGCGAAAAAATTGATGGAAAAGGGCATACAATAAAAAATATTTATACAACCGCAGGCTATACTTCAGACATGATTGTATTGATGAACAGCGGTCTTTCAGAAGGAATTCATAATCTGAACTTTGAAAATATATTTTTCAATCATACAGGAAATGGCTGTCTGTTTCATTCAAGTGGTGCAGGATATTTTAAAAACTGCAATTTCAGCGGAATTATAAACTCAAGTTCTGATTATTGCTTCTGCAATGCATCTATAGGAATGACAAAATGTACATTCAATTTTAAGATATACTCAACCAAAACATCAGGATTCAGATTTTCATATTCAAGCATGGAATCATGTGAAGTCAGACTTGATGTATCGGCTGTTAAGACTTCAGGAACAGCCAATACAATTGCAAGATACTTTAAAAATTCATATGCAGTAGGTTCAATAAAATTTCAGAATACAGATGTTAATGCATCAAAAACAAGAATGTTTTACAGTGCTGGCAACTCATATATTGCAATGTCGGTTATTAATGTGGGAAGCGGATTTAAATTTTCAGATACAAATGTCAGTCTTGTCTGCTTCTACAATGCTGATTTGCTCGAAAATGCAGAATTTGAGGCACAGGATAATGTATATTCCCTTACAACTGAACAGTGCAAGGACAGGGATTATCTGAACAGTATAGGGTTTGTGGTGGTCTGAATGGAATGGTATATAAATGCTGATATAAATGACGGTTATCCGTATAATCCTGATTTGAATATCAGTCCGGAAGCTGTATATCCGCCTTATCCTGCAAAATGCTTCCGCCTTGATTCAGATATAAACAGCGGTTATCCATATCTTAATTTTCTGTATGTAATCAGCTACAGAGAGCCGGTAAAGCAGACAGACAAAATCATACTTTATAATATGGATGAAACGGATTTTACTCACTTCGGGGTGAGAATTCTGACTCCGCTGAGCTGCCGGATAACAGAGGAACTTAATGGACAGTATGAGCTTGAAATGGAACATCCTGTTGACAATGACGGAACATGGGCAATGATTGATGAACTTGATATAATCAAGGCAAAGGGACAGCTTTTCAGAATTTACAGAACAGTCAGAAAAATGAACTCTGACGGCAGCAGAACGGTGCAGGTGAATGCACGCCATATCTTTTATGACCTTAATGACAGGCTGCTTACAGATGTAAGACCTACTGAATGCAATGGTCAGCAAGCTCTTGACTGGATAATGAACAATACTTTCAGAGCTTCAAATGATATCTTCAATGAGTATGCATTTTCTGCAAAATCTGATATTGAAACAGTAAATACCGCATATTATCAGAATATGTCACCGGCTGAGGCAATGCTGGGAGCTGACAACTGCTTTCTGAACCGATGGGGCGGAGAACTTTACAGGGATAACTTCTATTTCAGTCTTAATTCACGCAGGGAAAAAAGCCTTGATAATGCATTTGATATCCTTTATTCAGTCAATATGTTTGAAATTGAGGAAACAATTGATTATTCAGATTTTTGCAGCTATATGATAGCACATGACAACTATGGAAACAGCTTTGCAAAGTCATATGCATTTTTAGAGGGGTCAATACCTCATAATTTCTACAGGAGCATTAATTTCAATTATGATGAGTATAATTTTGAAGCATTCAAGCGTGATGCAAGCCTGTATTTTGATACAATATGCACACCATCTGTAAATTACAGGGTAACATTCGCTGACCTCAGAGATATGGAGCTGTATAAGGATTTTGCAGAACTTCAGCGGTGTGAAGTCGGCGACAGAGGCATAATCAGAAATGAAAAGCTGAATATCTTTACAGAACAGATGATTGTCAGAAAAATTTATGATGCTGTAAATGACCGTGTTGAAAGTATTGAACTTGGAAACATTAAAAATTCACTGACCAGAAGCGGAAGCTACAGCAATACCATTTCAGACGGCAACAGCATGAACGATAAGCTTCAGTCTGAACTTTATGATTTAAAGCTGAAAACATTGTCAACTTACATAAATCTTGAAAATTATACACATGAAGAACTTGAAAAATTCACACATAAAGAAGTAGGAGGCGAGAAAATATGATATATCCTGAAAAAACAGACAGATACAATATTGATGTTTTCAATAATAATTTCAAAGAAGTGATTGATGCTGTCGGAACAAAAGTTGACAAAGAA